ATGGTTTTCTTCGTAATGCAGAACACAGAATTAATTTAGATTGTCCAATGGATTCAGATAGACTTCAAGCAGAAGCACAGTTTGCTACAGATTTTAATTCAATTACCATGCCTACTGGTTTATTATTTGTTAGAGGTATTCAAGTCTATGATTCAACAACAGCTACTACAGGAGAAGGAGTATGGTTAGAAAGACGTGATCAAACTTTTATATCTGAGTATGTTGGAGAATTAACAGGCACAGAAGGTGGTACAGCAGGACAGGATACAACAGGATTACCAAAATATTATTCTATGTTTGGTGGGGCTACTACTGGAACTAGCACAGCTACTTCAGGAGCAATTTATGTGGCTCCTACACCAGACGCTAATTACAAATATATTATTCATTATAATGCTATGCCAACAGGTCTAGAAACTAATACTAGTGGAACTTATGTAAGTAATTACTTTCCTCAAGGACTACTTTATGCTTGTCTCTGTGAGGCTTATTCGTTTTTAAAAGGTCCAACTGATATGTTGACATTATACGAGCAGAAGTATAAAACTGAACTACAAAAGTTTGCAGCAATGCAACTTGGAAGAAGAAGACGAGACGATTACACGGATGGTACAATCAGAATTCCAATCGAGTCAGCGCCTCAATAATTAGGAGATTTTTATGGCAATAACATCGGCAATATGTAATTCATTTAAAGTAGAAATTCTACAAGGCGGACATAATTTTAATGATTCAAGTGGTGCACCAACAGGTAACACTTTTAAAATAGCTTTATATTCAAGTAACTCAGCAACACTAAGTAAATCTACAACAGCATATACTGCACCTTCAGATGCTACTGCTGATCCAACAAACACATACGAAGTTACAACAACTTCATCAGGTTATACTGGTGGTGGAAATACTTTATCAGCAAGTGCTGATCCAGTTTTATCTGGTGATACAGCATGTGTAAAATTTGCTGATACAACTTGGGGATCATCTGCTTCATTTACTGCAAGAGGATGTTTAATTTATAACACAACTTCAATAACAGGTTTTACTGCAAACAGATCTGTTTGTGCAATTAACTTTGGTGCAGATAAAACTGTAACAAGTGGTACTTTTACAATTCAATTTCCAGCGCAAACTGCAGGAAACGCAATAATTCAGATAGCATAGGGGGGTCACCGTGCCCGACGTTTCATCAGGATGGGGCCGACTAACTTACGGTCAGGCTGCTTGGAACGAAGCTACACCTATTCAAGAAGGATGGGGTCGTGAAACTTGGGGCTATCAAGCTTGGGGTGATACACCTATTCTTACACTTACCGGTTTATCAGCAACTACTTCAATTGGAGCTTTAACAGTAGAAACTAAACCTGGTTGGGGTACACTTAACTGGGGTCAAAATGGTTGGGGTACTGTTGAGTCAGCAGTATTTAATATATCTGGTTTATCAGCTACTACATCTTTAGGAACTGTTACACCAGCAGACGTAGTAGGTATAACTGGTTTAAGTGCAACTGCTTCTGTAAATTCTTTTGCATCTGTTTCAACAAACGCTACAATTACTCTTCCAAATTTAGGTTTAGTTTCTTCTGAAGGTTTATTATCAGAAGACGATCATTCAGTAGGTCTATCAGGTTTATCAGCAACAAGTGCTGTAGGTGCTTTAGCACCAGCTGATGTAATGGGTCTATCTGGATTGTCAGTTACTTCTTCTGTTGGGTCAGTTGATATTACATCTAATCCTACACACTTATTGACGGGTCTATCTTCTACAACGGCATTAGGATCAGTTGAAGCTTTACCTGTTACTCTTCAAACATTAGCTGGTCAAACAGCTACTAGTTCTGTAAATTCTTTTAGTCTAATTAAGACAGATCTAACCTTTACTCTTGATGGTCAAACAGCTACAGGTACGGTCAATGCTGATAAATTAATATTAAAATATTATGGAAAACTTGATCCTAAGACAAGTTCAGGATATACTGGTAAAACACCTAAAACGTCCGCTAGTGGATACTCAACTAAGACGCCAAAAAATACAACAGGATATACAACTTTAACACCATAATTATGTTTGACTTAAAACTAAATAAACAATATAAAACAATAAACTAGGAGATTAATAAAGATGGCTTCAACATATACCCCTCTTGGCGTAGAATTAATGGCAACTGGTGAAAACGCCGGTACATGGGGGACAAAAACAAATACTAATTTACAGATGATTGAGCAAATCTCTGGTGGTTATAAAGTACAAACTTTAAATACCGCTGGTGCAGGAGCCAACACAACAGCCTTAACAGAATCAGATGGCTCAACAGGAGCTACAGTTGCAACTAGAGTTATTGTATTAGGTGCGGAATCTCCAGAAACAATTTCAGGAAATAAAATTGTAACTTTTCCAGTTGGAATAGAAAATTTTTATCTTATTAAAAATAGTACATCAGGATCATACACAGTACAATTAAAAGCAGCTTCAGGTTCAGGTGCAACAGTTACTTGGGCAACAGGTGACAAAGATTGGAAGCTAGTTTATTTTGATGGTGTAGCAACTAACACTGGTGTTTATGATGTTGGTTTTGGTGCAGGAACAACTCCTGGTGGATCAACTACACAAGTACAATTTAATAGTTCAGGTTCTTTTGGTGGAGACGCAAACTTTGTTTGGGATGCATCAACAGGATTAAATATCGGTTCGCAGAAAGAATTAAGATTACAGGATAGTTCAGGTGGTCAATACATAGGTCAGAAAGCATCAGGCACGACTACGTCGTATACAGTGACGTGGCCAGCAGCGGTAGCAGGAGGAAACGGCTATCTTTTAAAATCAACAACAGGCGGAGTGTTATCATGGGAAGAAGCTGACGCAGGTGGAACTTCATGGCAAGCAGTTAAAACTACAACTTACACAGCAGCAGCTGGTCAAGGTATTTTTGCAAATACATCAAGTGGTGCATGGACTTTAACACTACCTAGTTCACCATCTATTGGTGATGAAGTAGCGGTCGTTGATTATGCAGGAACCTTTGACACTAATAATTTAACTATCGGAAGAAACGGTAAAAACATTCAAGGTTCAGCAGCAGATTTAACAGTAGCAACTGAAAGAGCAGGCTTTACTTTGGTATTCTCAGACGATACTCAAGGATGGCTTCTAAAGAATAACTAGAGGTTAAATGAGTACACTTAAAAATATTCAAGGAAAAAATATAAGATCCTACGCAAACAACGCTCCTAATCCTGTAGCAGGAGAGATGTGGTATAATAGGACTGACTTAAAATTAAAAGGTGTTATAACATCATCAGCATGGTCAAGTGCAGCACCAGTAGCTAATTTAACAAATAATGGAGCAGGAGCAGGAACTCAAACTGCTAGTTTAACTTTTGGTGGAAGAAATCCTCCAGGTCCAGCTTTTGTAGCTTCGACGGAAGAATATGATGGAGCTGGTTGGTCTGCTGGTGGTGCTTTAAACACTGCTAGATCTTATTTAGCTGGGTTTGGAACTCAAACAGCTGCTGTGGCTGCTGGAGGTAGAATTAATGCACCAGGTACAAGTACAAATGCAACTGAAGAATATAATGGTTCAGCTTGGACTACAGTAAATAATATGGGTACTGGAAGACGTGTTGGAGGAAGCGCTGGAATTGTTCAAACAGCAGGTTTAGCAATTGGTGGTGGACCACCAGGTGTGGCTACTACTGAACACTATGACGGAACTAATTGGACATCAGGTGGTGCGTTAAATACAGCAAGATTTTATTTAGCTGGTTTTGGAACATTAACGTCAGCAGTTGCTGCTGGTGGAAATGGTGGTGAAAGTGCTGTCGAAGAATACAATGGATCTAGTTGGACTACAGTTACTAGTCTAGGCACTGGTAGAACTCAATTAGGTTCTTCTGGAAGTTCTGAAACAGATGGAATAGTATTTGGTGGAGAGGCTCCAGGACCAACAGTAAAAGCGGACGCAGAATCTTATAATGGAACAAGTTGGACAGAGGGTCCTAATTTAGCAACTGCTAGAAGAGGTTTATCAGGTAGTTCTGGTCATTCAGCAACAGCAGCACTTGCTACTGCAGGATATCCTACTTATAATTTAACAGAAGAATTTAATAGTTCAGGAAATCTAATTACAGCTGCAGCATTTTCATCTGGTAATACTATAAACACTGCAAGAAGATATATGAGAGGTTTTGGAATTAAAACAGCTGGTGTTATTTGTGGTGGTTATGTAACTTCTCCATCTGCTAAAACTGAAGAATTTAATGGTACAACTTATTCAGAAAGTTCAGATCTAGGAACTGGAAGATATTCTTTAGCAGCATGCGGAATTGAATCTGCAGGTTTAGCTTTTGGAGGTTTAAATACTACTCCTTCAACAAGAGGGGAAACAGAAGAATACAATGGTTCAAGTTGGTCAGAACAAAATAATTTAAATACACCTAGAGGAGAATTAGGAGGAGCTGGTACTCAAACAGCAGGACTTGCTTTTGGAGGATCAACACCACCATCTGTAACTGGAGCGACTGAAGAATATGATGGTTCTTCTTGGACAACTAATCCTAATAGTTTAAATACAGCTAGAAAAGGAGAAATTGGAGGAGCAGGAACTCAAACAGCAGCAGTTGCTTTTTCTGGAGCTACACCACCTAATACTGGGGCGACTGAAGAATATGACGGTTCTAGTTGGACAGCTTCTAATGCAATGCTTAATGCTAGAAGTCAAACAACTCCATCACAAAATGGAACACAGTCGGCTGTTTTTTCCATGGGAGGAAGTCCCACTGCAGGCATTGGTACTTTTGTAGAAGGTTATAATGGAACTTCTTGGTCAACTAGACCAACTTTATCAACAGGTAGAAGACTAGCAGGTGGTTTTGCTACAACAACAGATGCTGTTATTGCTGGTGGTTATACAACTACTAATGTAAATATTACAGAAGAATTTACAGCAGAAACAACAGCAGCTAATATAGTGGATATAACAACGAGTTAATTATGAGCACATACAAAGAAATATTTGGAAAACCAATTAAAGTTTTAGCCGGAGATCCTGCACCTACACCTGTATCATTTACAGTTACAGCTTCCGGTGGAGCTTTTTATATAGATGGAGTTTTACAAAAAACTTTAGAACTTTACGAAGGCAATACATATATATTTACTTACCCATCAGCACACCCATTTAGATTTGCAACTGCTGCAGACGCAGCAGGTTCAACTGAATATACAACTGGAGTAACAGTAGATTCTAGTACACAAATAACTATTGTTGTAGCATCTGGTGCACCTACTTTATTTTATTATTGTACTAATCACAGTGGTATGGGTGGTACAATTTTAACACCAGCAAATATTTCTGAGTATGAAGGACAGATTTGGTATAACGAATCAACAGGAAAATTTAGATCTATAGTAGCTACTGCAGCATGGTCTAGTTCTTCACCTTTAAGCACAGCAAGATACGGATCTGTTGCAGCGGGTAATACACAAAACGCAGCTTTAGTATCTGCTGGAACTATAGCAGGTCCTTATGCTGGTTCAACTTTGACAGAAGAATATAATGGTAGTGGATGGACAGGTGGTGGTGCTTATCCCACAGCTGGGGCAGGTTTAAGAGGTTGTGGTACGTTAACTGCAGCTTTAGGTGTAACAACTTCAGTAACAAATTATTATAATGGCACAGCATGGACTGCTCAACCGTCTCCAGCACATAATTTGCCAACTACAAAAAGTGGTATTGGTATGTGTGGAACACAAACTGCGGCTGTTGCTTTTGGTGGATATGTTCCTGGACCAAACACTAGAACAAATGCAACAGAAGAATATGATGGAGAGGGATGGACAGCGACTAACACTATGCCAACAAGTGTATCTGGTCCTCAAGGTTTTGGTATACAAACTGCTGCAGTTTCTGCAGGTGGAGATTTAGGACCCGCAAATACTACAGCTAATGCAGAATATAATGGAACATCTTGGACAGCAGCGACTGCTGTTCCTGTTGCAATTAAAGATGGTTTTGCTTGTGGAACACAAACAGCAGGAATGCTAGCATCTGGAGCAGGACCTTCACCAGCAGATGCCGTATCAACAAATTTTTTATCTTATGATGGAACTTCATGGACTACTATCCCATCTATGGCAACATCAAGAAGAGATAACTTAGGTGGATCTAATGGTGCACCTAACATTTCTACTGTGCAAGGAGGTGGAAATAATCCTCCAACAGCATCTATTGCAAACACAGAAGAATTTACTCAATCAGTAAACGTTATTACAGCTGCAGCATTTGCTAGTGGTGGTGTTTATCCAGCACAATATTATGGTTTAGGTTCTTCAACTAACGGAACTCAAAATGCTGCTTTAGGTTTTGCAGGAAATTATCCTGGTGGATACACAGGTAATACAACAGCTAATGAATACAATGGAAGTTCTTGGACAGCACAACCTGCAATGAGCACAGCTAGAGCTTATCTTGCTGGCTTTGGAACCTCAACAGCTGCAGTAGGAGTAGGAGGATTAGTTCCTCCAGGAGCAACAGGATCAAATGCAGTAGAAGAATTTACAGGTTCATGGACAGCAGGAAATACAATACCTCAAGCAGGTTGGAACCAAGGAGCATGCGGAACTTTAACAGCAGGTTTTGTTGCATTTGGAACTAACCCAGCATACCCTGGTCAATATGCTAAAGCTTTTGAATATGATGGAACTAACTGGACAGCAGCTAATGATGCTCCTACAGCAACTAATGATTCTAAAGGAATGGGTGTACAAACCTCTGCATTATTTGCAGGTGGTGGACCACCTAGTGCAGAAGCAAAACAATCTTATGAATACGATGGAACTAACTGGACAGCTGGTGGAACATTATTAGTAGATCACAAAGCAGGTGTAACATTAGGTTCATCTAAAGATGCAGGAATAATTGGAGGTGGACATACTTCTCCACAAACAGCAGTAGAAGGTTATGACGGCACAGCTTGGTCAACAAGACCATCAATGGCAACAAGTAGAGGAAGAGGTGGTATGTCAGGAACTGAATCTGCTGGTGTTGTATTTGGTGGAAACCCTAGTGCAACTAATGCTACTGAAGAATGGACTGGCGAGACATCAGTATTAAATACAAAGAATATAAGTACAAGTTGATTATGATTAACTTTAACTATATAACAACAACAAAGGAGTAAATACTATGGAAAACTTTCTATATGGAGTGCTTACTAACACTGGAAAAGGATTCTTCACAGCTGAAGACAGAAGAAACTTTTTTCTAAGAGGTTATCCTGCTAACGTTTGGTGCATTGGAAACAATGAACGAGGCGCATGTTGGGTGGCTGATAGAAATGGTGTTTTTAAAACTAAGTCAGAAGCACAAGCTTTAGTTACAGCTGAAGTACAAGCGGCACAAGCTGATTGGGATGCATTGTCTGACGAAGAAAAAGCACTTACACCAGGTAGACCAACAGATATAACACTCCCATAAGGAATTTATAAATGGCTGGGTACAATGAAATCAGAGGGCTGAGAGTTAAATACTTATCAGCAGATCCTTCCAACGCAGAAAATGGACAGGTATGGTATAACAGTACCTCGGGTATTTTACGTGTAAAAGGTATTGGGGTAGGAGCATGGTCAAGTGCTCCGACTTTAAACGTTTCAAGATATGCAATAGGTGGAACAGGAACTCAAACTGCAGCTTTAGCTGCTTCTGGACAAATAAGCCCTGGTAATAGAACAACTTCCACTGAAGAATATAGTGGTTCTTCTTGGACAACAAGCGGTGCTGTTGGAACTGCTCGATACACCATGGCATCAGGTGGAACACAAACTGCAGCTATAATTTCAATGGGTTTTACAGGTACTGCCGCTATTACAACAACAGAATTATACAATGGTTCTTCATGGACAGCAGGCACATCATCAAACGACAATAGAACTAATTTAGGATCAGGTGGAACACAAACATCTTTTGTAGCATTTGGTGGTACAGAATCACCAGGAATATCAGCAGCTACGGAAGAATGGGATGGTTCATCTTGGACTACTGGAGGAAATTTAGGAACAGCTCGTTATCAAATGTCTGGAAATAATATTGGAACACAAACAGCAAGTTTAGCTGCAGGCGGTCTATCACCAGCTCCACCAGCAGCTACTAAAACAGAACACTATAATGGATCAACTTGGACAGCTGGTGGAACCATACCAGGCAGTGGTAATGGAAATTCTGCAAGAGGAGGAACTCAAACTGCTGCATATTTTACTGGAGGAAGCTATGCACCTAAAACTGCAACTTTTCATTATGATGGCTCATCTTGGAGTGCTGTATCAGATCTAGGAACAGGCAGATCACAAGTTTCAGGTTCACAAGCTTCTCAAACAGCAGCAATAGTATTTGGTGGATATTCTACAACAGCTACAAATATAACAGAAGAATATAATGAAACAGCAGGAGGAGCGAGCACATTGACAACTAGCTAAAAATAGTTATATTAAAACTATTCGATGAAAGGAATACAATATGACTGAAAAAAGAAATATACATGCATTAATAGAAAAAGAAGCTCCTAGTTTAAATAACTTATTAGATCCCAATGATGTCAAAGAATTTAAAGAAATGACATCTGAACTCAGAGATACTTGGACTAAAAAACAAGTTTTTAGAACAGAAACAGAAATGAGAATGTCTGTATTACAAGATGCAAAGTATCCAACAAAAGCTTCTAAGTATTGGCAATGTGTTAGAGAACAAAACGTATTTTTAGAAAACTTAATGTCTTTATCTTTTGATGCTAGACGTAATGAAGTTAAACTTAAAAAACTAAAACAAAAATTAGAGACTGAAGAAGATCCATTAAAAAGAGAACTACTTCAAATAGATATAGATGAAAAAACTTATTCTGTTGCTAACATGCAACTTGTAGCACGTGATAGAATGAGAGAAATTAAATTATGGTCTACATTAAAAAAAGAATTTAATGATGGTTCGTTTGATGACAAAGATGTTAACAGACATCAGCTAGAATCTTACCATCAAATTATGAAAAACAAAGCAGAGACATTAACAACAGGTTCATCACAGCCAGAAGTGTTTAATGTACTTGGACAATTACAAACAATAGAAAGAGTTAAAAAATCAGGAGAAATGATTTACAACAAGAAAGAACAATTGACCAATGACCTCGGAGCCAAAGACAAGTAAACAACTTTTCTTTTTAGTAGCACAACCTAGATCTGGTAATACTTTATTTGCAAGTATTATGAACCAGAATCCAGAAATAGTGTGCACACCTAACTCTATTACTTTAGAGATATTGAAAGATGTGTTTTTGTTAAAAGAGACAGATGTGTTTCAAAATTATCCAGATCATAAATCATTAGATAATGTATTAGATTCTGTGTATGACACCTATTATAAAGATTGGCCACAACGTATAATTATTGATCGTGGACCTGTTATGACTAAAGGCAATTTTGCATTAATGCAAAAACATTTTAAAAGACCTTTTAAATGCATAGTGTTACTTAGAGATACCATAGATGTATTAGCTAGTTACATGAAATGGTATACAGAAAACTCTGATGCATTTCTTAACAGATTTAATTTAAATACAGATGAAGAAAAATTAATAAAAATTATGAATAAAGATGGTGCTGTTGCAAAAGAACTTGAGGCAATTAAAAATGCATTTAACTATCCAAATATATGTCATTTTGTAAAGTATGATGATCTAGTTGCACAGCCAGAACAAGAGTTTAAAAAAATATACAAGTTTATAGGTGAGCCTTATTTTAATCATAAGTTTGAAGACTTGCAACAAGTAGAAGTTAATGGTATGAAGTACAACGATACTATCGTAGGAAAGAATATGCATAACATAAGATCAGTTGTTAGAAAGGTAAACAATCCTTATATAGATAAAATACCAAAAATAATTAAAGAGAAATATGGACACATCAGATTTTAATTTTGTATTTTTAGGTCAATCGGTATTAAAATACCAAGTGCCTTTAGATGTTTATAATACAATTAATCATATTTATGAAACAAAGTATCCTGAATTAAAACCTGCTAACAAACAATTGATAGGTAAAATAGAAAAAGAACATAGTTTATTTTATGCTGGTGAAGATAGTTCTAAGATGACTAGACATAATTATCTACCTGATAATGTATTGGGGTGGTTTGAATTAAAGTTTAAACATTATTTAGAATGGAATAAAGTTAGAGAATATAATATGCATTTAAATTCTATTTGGATAAATCAAATGTTTGAACATGAATACAATCCAGTGCACGTGCATCAAGGATCGTTGTTTACAGGTCTATCATCTGTTATGGTTTTAAAATTACCACAAAATTTTGGTGTAGAATATTCATCACCACATCAACCACAAAATGGTAAATTACAAATATTAGGACCAGCTAATGGTCAATTTGCAAATGTAGATTATCAACCAGATATTAAAGAACGAGATTTTTTTGTATTTCCATATGACATGAGACACTGCGTATATCCTTTTAATGGTCCTGGATATAGAAGAACGTTGGCTGCAAATATAGATGTACAATATGATCCAATTAAAAATAGAGGAATAAGTTAATGTACGAAAATAAAATTATAACAGAACCTAAATGGAAAAGTTGGATAGTGCAAACAACCACACCATTGTTTACACCAGAACAATGTAGAAAAATTATTGAATCAGGTAGAGCACAAAAACCACAACAAGCGCAAGTAGGTATGGGTAAACCAGGTGGAGGAACAGATACAAAGAAAAGAGTTACAACAATATCATGGATACCGTTTCAAGAAATGGAACACATGTATCGTGATCTTAATAATTTTATACAAAAAGCAAATGAAAATCATTTTGGTTTTGGTGATATACAAGTAACAGAAAATGCACAGTTTACAGAATACCCTGAAGGAGGGTTTTATGATTGGCATATGGATTGTGATGTAAACATGGGCCACGAACCACCTGTAAGAAAAATATCAATGACATTGTTATTAAATGATCCATCAGAGTTTGAAGGTGGTGATTTAGAGTTAATGGCACCAGGTAAATTTGCAGAACTTAAACAAGGTCATGCAATTATATTTGCATCATTTTTAAATCATAGAGTTAATCCTGTAAAACGTGGAATAAGACAATCACTTGTTGTTTGGTTTGGAGGAAAACCTTTTAGATGATTAAAGAACAATTTTTTCCAACAACTATATATGGTAAAGACACGCAGTTAGATAATAATTTTTTAGCTAATGAAATAGTTAACTGGTCTAAACAAAATAAAGGTATAAAAAAAACAAATGTAAATGGTTGGCATAGTGAAACTAATATGCATGAACTACCACAGTTTAAACCTTTAGTAGATGAATTATTTAAAATGGTGTCAGAAGTATTTAATGAAGAATGGGTAGATAGACAACCAAGGTTAGGTAATATGTGGGCTAATATAAATTATCAAGGTGGTTATAACAAACCTCATATACATCCTAATAGTTTATTTAGTGGTGTGTATTATGTACACGCACAACCTAATTCAGGAAAACTTGTTTGTAATGATCCAAGACCAGGAATACAAACTACTATGCCTTCAAGAAAACCAGGTCAACCACCAAAACATTTGTGGAGAGAGTGTCATATAGATCCAAAACCTGGAAGACTAATAATGTTTCCTGCTTGGTTATGGCATTGTGTTGAACCTAATCAATCAAATGATATAAGGATATCAGTAAGTTTTAATTTTATACAAGATGGCTTTCAATAAATATCAAGTAATTAAAAAAGCAATTAGCTACGAACTAGCTAACTTTGTGTTTAACTATTTTCTTCTTAAAAGAGATGCAGTTAAATGGATGTATCAAAACAATATTACTTATGACAATGGTATGTTAGGCACATGGACAGATCAACAGATCCCAAATACTTTTTCTTGTTATGCTGATAATGTGATGGAGACTCTACTTGTTAAAGTATTACCAGTAATGCAACAAGAAACCGGCTTAGACTTATGTCCTACTTATTCCTATGCAAGACTATATAAACATGGTGACGAATTAAAAAGACATAAAGATAGACCTAGCTGTGAAATATCTACGACTATTAATTTAGGTGGAGATCCATGGCCAATCTTTATAGATGGCACAGGTCAAGATAATGTTATAGATGAATACAAAAATATACATAAACCTAACGCTCCAAAAGGCACGAAAGTCTTGCTTGAAGTCGGCGATATGCTGGTATATAGTGGATGTGAATTAGAGCATTGGAGAGAACCTTTTGAAGGAACTACTTGCGGACAAGTCTTTCTTCATTATAACCATGTAAATGGTCCTTTTGCTGAAAAGAACAGGTTCGACAGAAGGCCAATGTTAGGTGTTCCGCCAATACGGAATGCATAATATAATGAGGTTATATGTTACAAAAGCTAGGATTCCTACCGGGATTTAATAAACAGGTTACATCAACAGGAGCTGAGTCTCAATGGACAGGTGGCGAAAATGTTCGTTTTAGATATGGTACTCCTGAAAAAATAGGTGGTTGGCAACAATTAGGTGAATCAAAACTTACAGGTGTTGCAAGAGGTTTACATCATTTTGTAAACAAAGCATCTACTAAATTTGCAGCAATAGGCACAAATAGAATTTTATATGTATACTCTGGAGGAGTATATTATGATATACACCCATTAGTTAATCCATCAGGCACGACCATATCAAATTGTTTTACAACATCTAATGGCTCGCCAACGGTTACCATTACTTTTCCAGGAACTCATACATTTGTAGCAGGAGATATTATAACGTTTAGTGATTTTTCAGCTGCAACTAATTCTAATTATGCAGCTGCAGATTTTGATGATATAAAATATATGGTAACAAGTGTACCATCTCCTACTACTTTAACTATTACAATGGATAGTAATGAATCAGGTTCGGGTGCTACTACATCTGGAAGTGTTAAATATTATCAATACTATCACGTTGGACCTGCTGAACAAATTGGAGCTTTTGGTTGGGGTATATCTTTATGGGGTGGTAATATTTTAGGATCATTAACTACAACTTTAAATGGTGCATTAGCAGATGATACTAATGGTAATAATAGTTCAGCTACAGAAATTACATTGGCTAGCACTACAGGCTTTCCATCATCAGGGACTAATTATATTCAAGTAGGCGCAGAAGAAATATCTTACACAGGAATTACAGGAAGTAAATTAACAGGAATTACTAGAGCAGCTAGAGGATCAACTAGATCTTCACATTTAAATGGTGCAACCGTAACCAATACTTCTAGTTGGACTGGCTGGGGATCTGCTGCAGCCAACACAGACTCAGTAACAGATCCAGGACTATGGTCTTTAGATAACCTAGGAAGCACTCTAATTGCTCTAATTCACAATGGTGAGTGTTTCCAATGGGATGGTGATGCAGCTAATGCAACAGCAACACGAGCTACAATTATATCAGGAGCACCAACAGCGTCACGTGATATGTTAGTATCTACTCCCGATCGTCACTTAGTATTTTTTGGTACAGAAACAACTATTGGAGACAAAACTACTCAAGACGATATGTTTATAAGATTTTCGTCTCAAGAAGATATTACAGATTATACACCTACCGCTGAAAATAGTGCTGGTACACAAAGATTGGCTTCCGGATCACGGATCATGGGAGCAACACTTGGTAGAAATGCAATTTATATTTGGAGTGATACATCTTTATTTACTATGAGATTTGTTGGAACTCCTTTTACATTTGCATTTGAACAGGTTGGAACTAACTGTGGATTAATAGGAATGAATGCAGCTGTAGAAGTTGATGGTGCTGCATACTGGATGTCAGAAAATGGTTTCTTTAGATACACTGGTAAACTAGAATCTATGGATTGTTTAGTTGAAGACTATGTTTATGATGATCTTAATACAACTTCTAACCAATTAGTTTATTGTGGTATTAATAACTTGTTTGGTGAAATTACTTGGTTTTATCCAACATCTACATCAAATGTAAATACTAGATCTGTTACATATAGTTATTTAGATTCAACAGCTAAACGACCCATATGGTTTACTAATGCAAGCACTTTGTTTCCTAGAACAACGTGGGAAGACTCGTCTGTATTTGGTCTACCACATGCTACACGATATAATGCATCAGTTGATACATCTTTTGATGTTCGTGGTAATACAGACGGCACTACCGTTTATTTTGAACACGAAACAGGAGTTAACCAACAAGAAGCAGCATCAACAGCTGTAGCTATTCCTGCTAATATTACATCTGGAGATTATGATATTACACAAAAAGTTGTTAGAGGAGCTGCAACTAATTTAGGTGACCTTAGAGGTGATGGTGAAAACATTATGAGAGTAAGCAGAATTATTCCTGATTTTATATCTCAACAAGGAACTTCTATTATACAATTAGATTTAAGAAACTATCCTAATAATACAGCAGCTAGTTCATCATTAGGTCCATTTAATGTTACATCTAGCACAACAAAAGTAGATACACGAGCTAGAGCTAGAGCGGTAGCTCTTACAATATCCAACACTGCGGTAGATACTAGTTGGAAGTTAGGAACTTTTAGGTTAGATATACATGCTGGAGGAAGACGATAATGGAATCTTTGGTAATAGAATTAGCTAAAAAATACGGCATGGACAAAGCTATGCAAATGTTAGGTTTAGATAAACAAACACAAAACCCTAAATATGCAATTAGTTTAGGCGGTAGAAATATTAATCCGTTAAACATGTTAACAAGAGCCGGTCTCAATAAAGCTTTTAGTGGTGGTTTGAGTGGTATAATGGGTCCTGCAGCTTTAATGGGTGGAGCTGTTATGTTAGGTAGAGCTTTTGATCCAACAAGACCAGGTTCACGTAATTACAACCCTAATCTTGCAGGTCAAATAAAAGAGTTGAATCGTAGGGGAATGTTAAATGATCGTGGTCAAATTACATCAGGACCCTTAAAAGGAAAAAATTTAGTATCTATGTTTGGGACTAATGATTATGGGAAAATGTTACAAGACAGAGTAGATTATTTTGAAGATAGAATTACTTCAGGTAAAAACTATAGTGAAAAAGGATATAGAGAAGCTAAAAATGCAGCCATAGAAGAAGCAGGTATTGGAGTAGATATAGATGGTGTATCAATGTCTGGTGCTGACTATCAAGGTGAGACAGGAAATAATACAGGTGGTAGTAAAAGTAGTGGCGGTAATAAAAGTGGTGGATTTAGCAGTGCAGAAAGAGGAGCCTCTTTGCATGGAGCAAAAGGTGGATTAGCTAGATATTACCGAGGAGGCATCGCAAGTTTATAATGGCTAAAATAGTACAGACATTAACTAGAGCAAGTTCAGAATATGAAGAAGACGTAGCACAGTCT